CCCCCATTGGGGGGGTTACATAACGAGTATGTGCTACGGTGCATGCTCACTAACTTTGAATGGAGGTATGATTGATGAGGTATCGTGATAGAGTGGAATACATCCCACCTTCAACCTACCTTGGTGCCCAGTATATGGACACCAGGAGTCCTTATGGCGATGGTCCGTGGTATTTGCTTGGTACTAAGTATTACACTGTACCAGCTAACACGTACCTGAGTGAGTGGAAGACCTGCCTGGATGAACTTCATCCCGGCCCGCCTTGGCGGACTGGAGGTCCCTTAGATATATGGGAACTCAAGACTGATCGCCACATACTCAAATCCTCCCAGGATTTACTTGTCCGGGGAGGCCGTTATCGCTACGTCGGAGGGTTCGTTTGTCAACAAAGCCCTGCGAAGTGGACTGACTACAACGCTAGCCTCTTTGGTGAGGCTGGTGAAAGTAGTTATGGTGATACTTCATCATACGGCGCTACCGGGTGGAATCGTTTCCGACCTGGTAAACCAACTGCAGACAGTGCGGTATTTCTCGCTGAGTTGCGAGAGGTCCCACGCATGTTTATGCAGACGGCCCTAGGCTTTCGCAATTTATGGAGAGCCATGGGCGGCAGCAAGACGGGCTTTGGCCCGAAATCTGTTGCCGACCATTGGGTCAACACCCAATTCGGGTGGTCACCTTTTCTCAACGACCTGCGTAAGTTTTGGTATACTACGCAAAATCTCGATAAGCGCATAGCGCAATTACAACGAGACAATGGTCAATGGAAGAAGTGTGGCGGCGTCGTAAAGTCTGAGGAGGAGGAGCAGGTGGTCGCGTCCAGTGCTACTGTGACTGGGCACAACCCCATATTGCTATCTTACTTCTACAGACTGTCCGGCATCACGGGATCATACGAGGCCGTCCGTAAGGACAGCTTTAACGTATGGTTTAGTGGTAGGTTCAGGTATTGGATTCCGAATATATTGAAAACGGATCCTAACTGGCGGTTCAATGCCGCAGTCCATTTGTTTGGACTAAAACCTTCACCATCCGTGTTGTGGGAGATCATGCCCTGGTCGTGGTTGATAGACTGGTGCTCTAATGTTGGCGATGTTATCGACAACCTTTCGGCACGAGCCCTTGATAACCTTGCGGCCAAATACGCCTACGTCATGGGGACAAAGAAGCAAGAAGTTACTCTTACTTCTGTTGCTGATTTTTACAACGGTCCTCAGACGGAAACTTGGAGCGGCACCTTTACAAGGAAGCTGCGTCAAGAGGCGAGTCCATTCGGGTTTGATCTGTCGAGCGATATGTTCTCTGCTCGACAATGGTCCATCCTAGCGGCTTTGGGCATTTCTAGGTCCTTTGTCCGTTAGGTTCCATTACACCTGTGGGGTCTGTAACCAACATTGTTGAATGATAACCAGCAATGTAGGATCCTGCTCAACTATCGTAGCTCAAGGAGGACAGCCATATGGCTTTCACCGATCCACAAACTTTGACAGTAGATTCAACACCTCATACCCTGGCACTTGTAAAAAGTGACGGGTACCGCTCAGAATACCTCGAATCCACCGAGGACTTTATGATGACTATTAGTCACCAGGAGTCCAAAGGTAGGACAAGGCGTATGGTCCGCGTTGACAACAGAGTTGTTGCCGCAGACCCTCTTACCTCGGTAAACGAGTATAAGAGTCTGGGTGTCTACCTTGTTATTGACGAACCCGAATATGGGTTTGACGACGACGAGATAGATGATGTGGTCCAGGGTTTACTCACCTGGCTTACGACTGCAAACGTTCTGAAGGTTTGTGGTAACGAACATTAAAGTTCGCCCATAACCCTCATTGCGTGGCTGAGGGGTCTGAAAGGGCCCCTTCGCCACAGTCGTATGACTGTCTCAGTTAGGATAACCCAATAGTGGGTCGTCCTGGTGGGAGCATGGCTGGAATGTCGACCTCCAGCTAGGAGGCTACATGAAAAGCCACGCAAGTGTTCTTTTGGAGCTGGCAACATGCGTCTATCATGACGCAGTTGCTAAGTGCACCGACGTTCTACTCGATGTACGCGACTTATTAACCTTTAAATCGCGAGTTGAACATGAAGGGCTATCGTTTTTGACGATTACTCTTCCAACCTTAGGTCAGGACCTCGAAAAGGCCTTGGCTCAGGGTTGTATTGACTCAACTCAATTCCGTAGTTTTCGGAAAAGAGGGAAGGCCCCTGCATTTCTGCAGGGTTTCTTCAGTCAAATGTTCAATGAGGCAGGAGGGATTTTAGATGAACCTAGTATCGCAGCTATCGAAGGTGTTAGGCAAATTGCTTACACCTTTAAAAAGCTGGAAGTTCCTTGCGCACCTAATAGAGTACGCAGGGCTCTTTCTACGTTCACCTCGAGTGAGCACGTTTTCAGAGAAGTCACCATCGATCCAGGTGACGCTAGCTATTTTGCTAGCGTTAGCCGTGGCTTGTGGGGCTATGTTTTTGGAACCGGCGAATTTGTACCGGTTCTTGGAACAGTTCCCAAGCATGGTCCCGGAGCAACTGCTGAAGAGGTTAGCGGAAACGCTAAATACCTTGTAGGCAGGTGGCATGATAGACTCGAACCTTACTTTCCTTTGTTATCGACAGCTTTCTCTAGTGAGTCAGCTTATGGTAGCAAAGAGTTCGAGAAGGTATCTATCATTGAGGAGGCGGATGAACAGCCCGTAAGGGTCATTCCCGTCCCCAAAACTCTGAAGGCACCCCGTATTATAGCTATAGAGCCCGTCTGCATGCAATATTCGCAGCAGGCCCTATCTCGAGCGATTACAACCGCTCTAGAATCGCATTGGTTGACGCGAGGCCACATTAATTTTAGTGACCAAAGCGTTAACCGTGCTTTAGCTTTATCGTCGTCGAGGGATGGCAGATTTGCTACTATCGATCTGTCGTCAGCTAGCGACCGCGTGCCTTATGCGGAAGCTATTCGCATGTTTGATAGCAACCCTGATTTAAGGGACGCTATTTCAGCATGCCGTTCGACGCGGGCGCAAATGCCAGATGGCTCCATTGTGGAGCTGTCCAAGTTTGCGTCTATGGGGAGTGCTCTGTGTTTTCCGGTTGAGGCCATGTACTTCTACACTATTTGTGTAGCGGCCTTGCTGCGAGAACGCAACCTTTCTGTGACAACCCCCAACATTGCACATGTTGGGCGGGACGTCTACGTGTATGGGGATGATATACTTGTCCCTACGCACGAGTCGGATGCGGTTATCCGTACCTTACATAAGTACTACTGTAAGGTAAATGTTCACAAGTCCTTC